AACAAATTCACATGAAAGATAAAAAAGACATTAAATATAACAACAGCAATAGAACAACAGCTGAAGAAAAACAGACTGAAAAAAAAGTGGTAGATGAAATAGATGAAAATCTAATTGCTGAAAAAACAAAGGAGTTACAAGAACTAGAATTGGTAAAAGAAAATTATCAAAAAATGAAAAGTTTAGTTCTATTCTTTCAGATTGAAACTCCTGATTTAAAAGCTGACAGTTTGATTGCTGCTTTAACAGAATATAAAAATAAAATCTCAGCCTAATGGGAAATCTAGAAGGAACAAAAATTAATAAAATTGATGGCGGAAATGGAAGACTTTCAGCCACCAATGCAAGAATCTTTTTGATTATAGGCGCTATTACTTTAGGAGGCACTGCACTACAAGCTAATGAGCCTGTAAAGCTTATTCAGACAAAAGATGTAGAAGCTGTAGGTGTTACCCCTGCTTTTGATGCTAATAATAAAGTATTAGCTCATTATCACGTTTCTGAATTTTTTAGAAATGCACCTGAAGGAACTCTTTATTTTTTACCAGTTGCTGAAGGAGCTACAATTGCACAAGCTTTACCAACTGTTTTGCAAACTTTGAAAACGTATCCTGAAATTAAAGGTATTGGATTCTTTGGATTTGCAGATCAAACATTAACCTCTGTTTTCGGCTCTGTAGAATCTATACAAGCTGACTTAGTGAATGAGGCTAAAAAATCTGGAATTTTAATTGATTCTGTTTTACTTGAAGCAGGAGATAAAGGCGTGTTGACCTTTAATAATTATCCAGATTTTACAACAAAATCTGCTGAGAATATTTCGGTAATTATTGGTCAAGATAGAGATATTGCAGATTTAGAGACGGAATATGCAGCTCATAGTTCTATTGGTTCAGCGCTTGGTATGTTAGCAGTACGTCAAATTTCTGAAAATTTAGGAAGTACGGATATTATTAATAAACCAGAAGATCGAAAAGCTCAAAGATTCTATAGTCTTACAGATTCTGCTACAGGAAAATTTGTAAATGTGGGTTTATCTACAGGCGAAAAGCTTTCAGAGCTTACTGATGCGCAAATTAAATCTCTCCAGGAGAAAGGTTATATTTTTATTGGTTCTTATGTAGGTGCAGCCGGAATGTATTTTTCTGGTTCTGAAACCTGTACATCATCAACTTCTAAATATTCTACTATTGAAAACAATAGTGTTTGGAATGCAGCTGCTAGATTAATTCGTGAAGCTTTAGCGCCTTATATTAAAGGTAAAGTAAAGAAAGATCCAGCAACTGGTTTTATCCGTAGTACTACTATTGCACACTGGCAACAAGTAGCTTACAAAGCATGTATTGAAAGAATGGAATCTGAAAATGATATTTCAGGAGGTAGCATTTATATTAACCCGGAACAATATCCAAGTAAGGACAAACCATTAAAAATGAGTGTAACCATAGAATCTGATGAGATTGCTCACACATTTGAAATTGATTTAACCGTACAATAAAACTCATTAAAATGGCAAATAAAATTGTTAATTATTTAGGAAAACTAACAGGATGGAATCAAACGACTGTTAATTTTTTAGGTCGTGATGTAGTAGGAACCGACGAGTTTGAATATGGAGATTCGACTAAAAAGGAAAACGCATATGGTGCAGGTGGTCTACCTGTAGGATCTACAGAAGGTAACTATGAGGCGAAATTCAGTCTTTCTCTTTATGTAGAAGAAGAAAATGCAATTCAAGCATTATTACCTCCAGGAAAAAGACTGCAGGACATTGAACCTTTTGACTCAATAGTTCAATACGCACACCCTTCAACCGGTAGGATCATGACAGACATCATTCACAACTGTCAATTTACAGGTAGAAGTAAAAGTGGGAAAAACGATCAAGGAAAAATGGTTCATAAGCACGAAATGCTTGTAAGTCATATTACTTGGGGAATTTAATTAAATATCAATATTACAATGAAAAAAGTATATACAGAAGAGCAAATAGAAGCTTATAAAGCTAAATATCCTAACGTAGTAGGAGAAGTAACATTAGTTCCATCAAAATTTGATGAATCAGAAGAAGATGATCCTTGTTATTTTCTTGTAAAAAAACCTTCAAAAGCATTATTAACAATGCTTAGTTCTAAAGAATTCAAAGACAATCCTGAAAAAGCAAATGATGCTTTAATTTCTAATTGTGTATTAGAAGGTGATATGGAAATTTTAAACAATGACTCATCCGTTTTTACTGGATTAATTGAAAAATTAATTAATCTCAGCAATGTCACCAGGGTTCAGTTAAAAAAAGTTTAGAGTCGAACCGTCTTAATGAAGACGGTTTCGACTACTTTGAAGGAATAGATGCTCTTATTTTATTTCACTTTAAAAAAGACGTAAAAAATTTAACTGATGATGAGTATGCTAGTTATTATCATGCCATTGACTTTCATTACAAGCTAGCGAGATTAAATCATTACAACGCTACTAAACAAGCAATCAGCGAAATTTTACAAAAAGTATTTAAAAAATCTGAAGATTAATGAACTACCAAACTACATGGACGTTAAGTGTATCTGATAAATTATCAGGAACACTAACTGTTATCAATGAAAAGGGGCAAAAAATGGCTTCTTCAGTTGGTGGTTCATTAAATACTATCTCTGAAAAATTAGAACAGACTACAAAAAAAGCTAGTGGATTAGGAGATTCATTAAAAAAAATTAGACCGATAGATTGGCAAGCTATAGGAGCTAGTATTAATCAAATTAATGACAGATTACAAAGTGCTGCTGCTGTAGGAGCTGATTATGATGCAGTTTTAAGAGATGTATCAGCAATTACAGGTATCACCGGCAATAATCTTGAAGATTTAGGTGCTAAAGCTAGAAAACTATCTGTAGAATTTGGAACCGGTGCAGTTCCAAATTTAGAAACATTTCAGACTATTTTATCACGTCTTGGTCCTGATGTGGCAAATAGCTCTGAAGCTTTAGGTAATATGGGTAAATATGCTAATACCTTATCTAAAACTATGAAAAATGATGTAGTAGGCGCAACTGACGCACTCACTACATCCATGTTGCAGTTTAAAGTTGATTTAAACGATCCTATTGCAGCCGCTAAAGAAATGGAACGAATGATGAATGTAATGGCTGCAGGAGCAAAAGAAGGCGCAATGGAAGTTCCGCAAATTTCTCTTGCTTTATCTCAAGCTGGTGGAACTGCAAAACTTGCAAATCTAACATTTGAAGAAACCAATTCAGCATTACAAGCATTAGCGCAAAATGGAAAATATGGAGCTGAAGCCGGTGTGGGATTAAGAAATGTTCTAATCAAAATGAACGCACCATCTGCATTAAGCAAAGAAGCAACAACGATGCTAAAACAGTATGGTGTTAACATGAAAATTGTTTCAGATTCTACACTTCCATTTTCTGAAAGATTAAAAGAACTTCAAAAAATTGGAAAAAACACTGATGCGTTAGCTGCAGTATTTGGCGCTGAAAATATACAAGCTGCTCAAGGTTTGATACAATCGGCACAATACCAGGAAGAGTTAACTCAAAAAATTACAGGCACAAATGTAGCATATGAACAAGCCTCAATAGTTATGGACGGATGGTCTGAAAAATTACGCCGTGCCAAAATGTGGCTTGAAGATTTGCAAATTGGTTCTTTCAAATTTACAAGTGTTCTAAGTACAGGATTTGGTGCGTTATCATCTACAACTCAATTAGTAGCAGATATGACAACTGCTTATTCCGGACTTGCAGAACCAATTAGTAACGGCGTTAAATGGCTTAAAGCTACAAAACTATGGCAAGTTATAGTTTCATTGTCTACAAAAGCATATACAGCCGCTCAGTGGCTTTTAAACGCTGCAATTACAGCGAATCCAATTGGTTTATTGGTAGTAGCAATAGCAGCTCTAGTTGCGATGGTAGTAGTTGCAATTAAATACTATGATAAATGGGGTGCTACGCTTCTTTTATTTATGGGTCCTATTGGTAGAGTTATAAGTGCATTTAAGTCTATATACGACCATTGGGATAGTATAAAAAGAGCATTTCAGACAGAAGGAATTATTGGGGGATTGAAAAGATTAGGATGGGTAATATTAGATGTTTTATTAAAACCATTCCAGCAAATACTAGAAGTTGTAGATAAAATTACCGGAACAAATTGGGCGGGAAAAATAAAATCTTTAAGAGAACAACAAAATCTAGTTACTGATGGCGAAAAACCTAAAGTGAAAACTTTAAGACAGCCAACTGAAAAGGAAAAAATTGATATTGCTCTAAAACAAGGAAAACTTGTCATGTATAATGGAAAAGCAATTCTCCCAACTACTCGAGATAAATATGAAAAAGAGAAAAAGGAAAAAGAATCTAATTCCACTATTGTTTCAGCTGCAGATATTTTAGGTGGTGAAAAAAAAGGAAAAGAAAAAACAGTTACTTCACCTAAATCCTCTAATGATGGATTAAGCATGAGTGGAGAAAAAGGAGGCAATAAAACTATTAATCAGACAATAAATATTAACAATTATTTTTCTGCTGCAAAACAAAGTGTAGGTAAAATTGCGGATGAAGTTGCGGCAAAAATAAACGACCGTCTACGTGATGGTATGTTAGCCTTAGATTAACTATTATGAGCAAAGATATTTTACTTGATGAAAATAACGATATCAAAATTATTAATGGTGATTTTGACTTTGGTGAAAGTGAAATGCAGGAGGTTGGGTTAATCTTACAATCAACCCAGGGCGAATGGAAAATGACGCCAACTCTTGGACCTAATATGTATAGATTCATAAAATCGAAAGCAAGCAAATCTGAAATAGAAAGTACAGTAGCCATTCATTTGGCCATTGATAATAAAGATTTTAAATCATTAAAAAACAAATTAAATACAGTTATTAATCGTGGACAGTAAACTATTTGGTATTGACAATAGAGTTGCGCTTGGACAGTTATTTAAAACTGCCTTTGGTGTAGCACCTGTTTACATGACTGTACCTATTGGTAAAACTAATGAGGTAAAAATAGAAGGATTTAATCCTTCAGTAAAAGAAGAAGATATTAATGAAGATGAAATTTTAAAAAGTGTTTACAATACACCAATTATTTATCCAGTTCAGTTTTCGGGTTCTGAATATCCGGTTTATGATTTTTATGGAAAATTGATAAAAAAAACATTTGAAGATTTATGGCTCCCAGCTACGACAATGGTAGATTTTAGCCGTGCAAAAAATACGATTAAAACAAATGTTCTAGGAGCTAACGGAACTGTAAAAGAATATTTTGGATTTGATGATTGGCAAATTAGAATTAGAATGCTTTGTTTGAACGACAATAAATACAAGGCAAAAGAATATTTAGAACTAATAACTGAATGGTCTAGAATAGCAGGAAGTATAAATATAAGAGGTTCTATATTTTCTAAAAAGGAAATTTATAGTCTCTCAATTGATGATATAGATATTAAAACTTTAGCTGGTTCACCTAATGTTATTCCTGTAGAGTTAACAGCTAGTTCTGACGAAGCTATTGAAATTTTTATAAATTCTGAGGAATGAAAGATTTAATAATGAATGCTAAAGTAGTGTTTAAAGCTACTTCTAATCATAAAGAATTTTTTATTAGAAGAATTTCAGAAGTTGAAATTAATAGTTCTTGGAAAACTATTTGTGATACAGCACATATTATATTACCTAGAAATGTGAAAGATTTCGACAGTAAAAAAGTAAAAGAAATATTTCGTCGTGGTGATAAAGTAGAAATATACCTTGGTTATGGTTATGATGAAAATTTAATACTTGAATTTTCAGGATATATAGATAAAGTTTCTGCAGATTATCCAATAACCATAAAATTAGAGGATGAGATGTGGAAATTAAAGCAAATACCAATAAATTTTGCAGCTAAAGACATTAAATTAAAAGCGTTCATTCAAAAATTTGTAAGCAATTATCCTATTGATATAGATGCAGATGTAAGTCTTGGAGCTGTAAGATTTAGTAAGGTTACCCTGGGTGAAGTCTTGAAAAAATTACAAGATGATTTTTCTCTTTATTCTTTTATCAGAAATGGGAAATTAACTATTGCTAAACCTTATTCAGATGTTTCTGAAAAAATACCAATTTTTGACCTAGAGCGTAACTGTGTTAGCAATGATCTTAATTACTTGAGTAAAGAAGAAAAATTAGTCAAAATAATTGGACAATCGATACAAAAATTTGCTGAAGCAATAAAAAAAGGAGAAAAAGATAAAAAATTAAAATTTGAATTTGGTGATGCAAATGCAACTGAGACTATTAATTGGACTTTTAATGTTACAAATATTAAAGATCTAGAGAATGAAGTAAAACGGATGTATCAAGATAAAAAGAAAGGTGTTTGGGATAGTAGTTTTACCACGTTTGGAAATACAAGAGTAAAGAACGGACAAAAACAAAAATTAACCAGTTCTTTATACTCAGATCGTGAAGGTATTTACTATTCAGATTCAGTAAAAAAAACATTTAATAAAGACGGCTATCGTCAAGAAATAGAACTAGGACCCACATTTGTAAAAAAATGAGTTTAGATAAATTAAAACAAACATTATCAGAGCTTCAGACTTCTAAGATTCCTACTCAAACTGTTTTAGTTGAAGTGAAAGAAGTAAACTGGGACGAAAGAACAATGACGGTAATTGGAGTTACTGATGAACTAGAGTATTATGATGTTTTGTTGGGTTTAGGTTCTGTAAATGTAAAGCCTAAGATTGGCTCTAGTTGTTTAATAGGATTTATCAATAATAGCGAAACCTTGCCATTCTTAATAATGGCTGATCAAGTAGAAGAAATCGAAATAAAATCAGATCAATGCCAATTTAAAGTTAATGATGGTTTCTTGCTAAAAAAACAAAATGAAACAATGGCTAAATTGATGAGTGATTTATTGAAAGAAATACAAAAAATGAAGTTTACCACTAATACAGGTTCTACCATAAAATTAGTTAATCAACCTCAGTTTTTGGCTATTGAAAATAGATTTAAAGACTTTTTAAAAGATAGTTAAAATGGCAACATCAGAAGAAAGACTAAAACAAAAAATCATTGATGTTATGGACGAATGCGCCGCTGAAGATGATAGCCCGGAAACATCAAAAGAAAAGTTTGCAGAAAAATTAGCCGCTGCAGTAATTTTTGAAATCAAAAACATGACGATTACGGCAACTGCACCAAACGGAACTGTAACGATTGTAAATATTGAATAATGAAAGAACTTGAAGCTTTAGAAAAATATTTTTCTAACATAATTTTAGCCATTAAAAAGCCAACCGTGGTAGTTCCTGCACTCGGTTTATCTCTCACATTTAAAAATGACTACTTAATGATTTTTTTACTTTTAATTCTATTTGCTGTAGATTTTATAACCGGTGTTTTGGCTTCTTACATTCAGTTTAAAAAATCAAATAAGGATGGCAAGTTTTTTAGTGATAAAGAAGATGGATTCACGAGTGGTAGATGGAGACTGACATTTGTTAAAGCTATTACATATTTTCTTTTGATAATTCTTACAAAAGTTGTAGAAGATGTGTTTAAAATTAAAGGCTTTAATTTTTCCTGGACAGATCATAAAGTAACAATTTCATTATTGTCAATTGCATTTAGTTGCGCATGTGAATTTTACTCTATTTTCTGGGAAAACTTACCAAAAGCAGGATTTTCAATATGGGAAATGTTTAAAAAAATTACAGGAACTGCAAAAGAGGCGGTATCAGAAATTAAAAGTATTAAAGATGGTAACAGTACTACATAATCAAAGCCTTTTTGATATTGCGATTCGCTATACAGGCACAATTGAAAACGCATTTAAAATTGCGGTTGCAAATGGATTGAGTTTAACAGATAATCTAGAACCTAGAGCGCAATTGATTATTCCTGCAGATGTAGAAATGAATAATGACGTGGTGAGTTATTTTGAAAGCAAAGGGATACAACCTGCAACAGGATTGACAGAAAATGATTTATTGATAGCACAAACCGTACA